CAGAGTTTTACCTAATGAATACTGGTTCATTAGCTTCAATACGCACTGTTGTATTGTTGATCTTCCATTACGAGCTGAGTTGCAGGGGAGGTTACCTTTAATATAACAACCAATGGTTGGGACCAGGGTTTAAAAATGGTCTGACCCCACTATTGTAACTGTACTACCCTAAGTCTTGGGTGCCCAGCTTAAGAGTCTGAGTGTTTTGGCTTTACTGCACGTCATACAATAACGTTCTTCGAAGTTCAAGGCATGAGGGCTGTTGATACCATGATGTCGGATATTCAACAACCAGGTACTGGTCCTGTAAGAAAACAGAAACAACAGCGGAAATCTCATTGTTCGGCTAGCAGTGGTGCAGCTAGTGGATCCGTTTCAAACCAAAAAGGTGGAAATAAAACACCCACCTACAAAAAGTTGGCTCAGCAAGATCTTGAGTCCGCTGTTTTTCACAGTGACACACAGAAGTCCATGTGTGTCAAAGTGCAACCTGGCAATAACCCTGATCAAACTGTTAGTATGGTTTCTACTAGTTCTGCTAGTACTATATCTAGCTCTCAAGGTTCGCGGACTAGTAATAGACCTAACAGAAAGGGTAGGAAACATGACTACCACAGTGCAAGAAGAGCTCAAACAGCAGACATTGTGGAAAAGGTTGTTGCAGATTGTAGGCTGAAGGAAGTTGATAAACATCAGGATGCTTTCGATTTGGATAATGTTGTAATAGGATTGGCAGCAATGTATATGGATCAGAATCGCAACTTGAAATCTTGTGATAACTGGTACAGACAAAATTGCGCTGGATTGCCTTTTCCTTTCACGCATAAAGGCTGTACTAAGAACGTGTATGGGTTTTTCAGTGAAAGGTTATTAGGTGAACAAGTGAAGGCCGCCTATGAGTATTTTGTTACGTTGTCAAATCTATGCCAACACGAACCGGAAGACACAGAGGTTCCCAAAGAAAATGTGTCAAGCGAAACGGCCTGTGATAAGGTTTCGGAGGGTAGAATCAACACGACAAATATCAAACCAAGACTGCCAAGAAAGGTTAAACCTAGGACAATCAGTTTGATTGAGAAGTCGGAACCAACAACATCCGCTTCAAGTTGTGGAAGTTCGTGTTCTAAGAATGCTAAGCTGCATTTTAGTAGCGTTAGAAAGGGTAGAGCACCTACTCCACCAAATTCGATCGTAGATGTTGTGCCTTTAGGATGTGCGCCTGATGAAAATGTTATGTTTTATGTTAAACATAATAAAGAAGAGGGAACATATTCTAAAGGACGTGGCAAAATGAAGTTAACAACACCTGAATTGGCAAAAGGAATAGAAGAAGTAAACACATGTTTGGCTATGTCTAAACGTTTGACTTTTGATGTCCCAGTGTCTGAACAGATAGTTGATTCGATTGCCATACCTAAAACCCCAGAACCGAGACCGAGAGAAATTCCAGCAGGATTTATCATTCGTAAGAAACCATGCTTTTTGCTCCGCTGCATTTATAGTGATGAAGTTTTCGACTCTAAGTTGAAATTCAATCATAATTCTAAGAGCTTGCGGAAGGCGGCAAAGGCAGGTAGACTGGATTATACGCACATTCCTGACAACTGTGTGATTCCAAGTCTATTTAGTTATCTTACCAGACGGAGAGATATATCATATCCCGACTATAAGACCAAGATCACTCATCTACATAAACTGGCGAAAGCTTGGGAAAATGATGAGATGCCACTCAAGGATCATAAAGCCACTAGCGAAATGTTAAATAATTATTATTTAACTATTGCTAAAGTGGCAAATTGTACTGATGTGGATCTGATTGTCGCGGAACATGAACAAGATCAAGCATCTTTCTGGTCTAGGTTGAGGTTACGTCTTACTAAGAGTAAGATAACCTCCGAATGATGTGAAGCTAACCCCTCGAAAAGAAGAACTCTGACTACAATTTGTCAAGATGGTGCTGAATTGGAGCCCATGGCAAATTGGAAGTTACCTGCAGTAGAACCAGTCCTAGATTTCATTTGTCAACCACAGCATTATGAATACATTTATGAAGTACCTAAGTGTATAGAAACAGAGAAATTCATAATGTCTAATTGTTGTCATAATGAACATGTAGGACTTAGAAATAGATATTTAAAACAAATGCAACATGGATTAAGTTATGATAGAGATTTAGTTAGAAATATAGTATACAAATTGTCATTAGAGTTCAAAAAGCATTTTACAGGTAGACAGCAGGTGTCAGATTTCTTCAATGATCATAGTGGAACTATGAAACAACGCTACTTTCAAGCCATAGAAAAAGTCAATGAAAGTAATTTCAGATTGTACAAACACAATAAGTGTTCAGCTTTTGTTAAAAATGAATTGTATGATGAAATTAAACCACCCAGGATGATTATAAATAGAGACCCTAGGTTCAATTTATTATATAGTTGCTTTA